GTCGCCCCACGAGCACAGGCGCACGACCGGGTCGAAGTCGATCTGCACGAGCCAGAGCGGGCGCTTGACGGTGGCGCCGGCTTCGGCGAGGAAGGCTGCGGAAAGGTCGCGCATGGCTCAGCCCACCTCGAAGCCGGCGGGCAGGCGCAGGTCGATCGAGACGCCGGCGCTGACGGCGCGGTTGATCGCCTCGAGCGTGGGGCGCAGGGCCTTGGCGACGGCCTCGCCGGTCTTGTCCGGCAGCTGCTCGAACACGGCGAACTGCTTGTCCTGCGCGACGGCGAGCCGGTCCTGCGTGAGCTGCGAGGCCGATTCGAGGCGCTTGATGAAGTCGGCGCTGTATTGCGACTGCATCTCCGGCGTGAGGACGTTGAAGCCGCTGATGATGGCGTCGTTGAGCTTGGCGGCGTAGTCCTGGATCAGGCTGGCGTCGCTCAGCGTGGCGAGCACGTCGCGGAAGCGCTGCGCCTCCTTGTCCAGGAATTCGTACTTGCCCGGGTCGTCGAGCACGCCGAACTTGATGTTGCGGATCGAGCCGGCGAACAGGTTGGCGGCGGCGGCCTGCACGTCGCGGAAGTCGAGCACGCTTTGCAGGGTGGCGGCGGCCTTCTCGGCGCCGCCGAGCGCATTGACGAGGTCGACACCGAACTCGGCGATGCTGACGCCGACGCGATCGAACAGCGGCTTGAGGTCGATGATGCGGGCGAACTGCTCGATGCGGTCGTTGATCGAGGCCCAGCTCGTGTCGGCCAGCTCGAGATTGGCGAAGAGGTCGTCGAGCACGCCGCCTTCGAGCAGGCTCAGCAGCGCGGTGGTCTGGTCCTGCGAAAGCTGGTAGAGCTGGTCGGCGCTGTCGCTGAGGCTCTTGTCCAGCACCGCATTGACCTTGGCGCCGAGATCCAGCTCGCGCAGGCCGGCGAGCAGCCCCTGCTGCGCGGCGAGGCCGAACTGCTGCAGGCCCTTGCCGGGGTCGCTGGCGAAACGCTTCCTGAAATCGGAAATCTCACGCCCTGCGGCATCGACGATGCTGAAGCGCCCGCGCGACTTGTCGTCGTCATCCGCACTGAAGCCGACGCCGACCTTGAAGCCGCCGCCCAGTCCCGCGTCGCGCGTGATCTTGTTGAAGGTCTCGGCGAGGTTGAGCGCCAGCGGATCGAGCGCCTCGGCCATGCCCTGAGAGAAGCGCTTGGTGAAGTCGGACTCGTAGAACTGCGCCGCGTCGGTGCGATCGGCATAGAAGCTGTCGAAGCCCGCCAGCGTGCGCGGCTGCTCGGTGATGCCCTCGCCGCCGAACACGACGGCGCCGGCGTGCGGCGTTGGCCCTTTGCTGAATGCCGAGGCGAGCGCCACGACTACCGCGATGTAGGGCGCAATCGCCCCCAGCGCGTAGCCCAGCCCGGCCGCCGTGCCGGTGCCTGCCGCGCCGATGCTCGCGGTGGTGGCCGAGAGCGAGCCGAACGACGACAAGCCGCCCGCCAGCCCGGCGCCGAAGCTGCCGAAGGTCGTACCCGCGAACAGCGAGGCGCCCGCAGATACCAGCCCGGCCGTGCCGCCGAACGCGCTGGTAACGCCGTTGGTGGCGATGGACGAGCCCAGGCTGCCATAGTTCGGCCCGCTGCCGCTGTCGCCGGTATTCACCTGGCCGGTGAAGAGGCTGCCGATGGCGCCGCCGATGGCGTTGCCCAGCGGCTGCGTGACGCCCTGGCGGATGGCGGCGCGCGCGATGTCCTTCGCGAGCGACTGCACCACCTTGCGCAGGTTCTCGCCTTCGATGATGGCATCCTCGAACGCGCTGGTGAGGATCTGGCCGAAGACGTTGGCTTCGCTGGTGGCGCGCACGGTTTCGTCGGCGACCAGGCCGAGCTTGCTGGTGGCGATCTCCGCGAACTGCTCGGCGGTGATGGCGCCCTTCTCGACCGCGGCGGCGTAGAACTGCATCTCGCGCCGCTGCGCTTCGAGCTTGCCGGTGGCGGTGCCGGCCAGCGCCTCGGCGATGCGCTTTTTGCCGGCGGCGTCGGCGACGTCGCGGTAGCCTTCGGCGACCATGCGCAGGTCATCGATTTGCGACTGGTAGGCGCCGTTCAGCTCGGCGAGCGTGGCGGCCTCTTCGATCTGGGTGGCGTAGAGGGCGGCGATCTCGTCTTCGGTCAGGCCGGCGAGCGTGGCGTTGTCTTCGAGCCCGCGCGCCTGTTCGCGCAGCCGGCCGATGATGTCGTTCATCGGCTTGCGCAGGTCGGCTTCGCGCTTGGCGAGCGCCTCGAGTTCCTTCTCCAGCGCCTGGGCCTGGAAGCGCGCGTATTCGTAGGCGGCGAAGTCTTCGCGGGTGACCTTCTGGGCCTTGGCCGTGCCGGGGAGGTTGAGCGATCCGGGCGACGTGCGGAAGGCGCGCTCGCCGCCGGTGTCGCCGAGCAGCTCGGCGCCCTTCAGCGCGGCCTGACGCTGCAGCACCTTGGCGAACTCGATCTTGGCCTTGAGGTCGGCGATCTGGCGATCGAGCGGCGCGACGACGGTGCGGGTGAGCGCTTCGTCCAGGCTGTTGGTGGGGCCGCTCTGGGCGTAGCGGTCGCGCTGCGCCTGCAGGGCGGCGAGTTCGTCGGTGAATTCGCGGATCTTCTGGCCCGCGTTGTCCATGTTGAGGCTGGAGGTGCCGAACACGCGCAGGGCGTTGAGGAAGCCACCGGCGATGCGCGTGCCTTCGGCCATCTGCTCGATGGCGCGGTTGATGGCGGGCAGCATGTCGCTCGCGATGGCGCGGCCGAGGTTGCCGGCGTTGGTTTGCAGGGCGTAGAGCGACTTGTTGAACTTCTCGGCTTCTTCGGCCTGCCGCGCGGTCACGGTGGCGTTGAGTTCGCCGGCCTCGGCGAGATCCTTGAGGAAGGGCGCGACTTCGGCGATGGATTTGCCGAACAGCTCCTGCGCGGCGCGTGCGAGGTTGCCGTCGCGCTCGAACTTGTTGAAGGCGATGGCGACCTTCTGCAGCGCGGCGGCCGGGTCCATGCGCTTGAGTTCGTCGGCGCTGAGGCCGAGCGCCTTCAGGACGTTGGAGGCGCCCTTGCCTTCTTCGTCGGTGGCGCTGAGCGCCTTGTTCATTTTCAGGACGGCGGTTTCGACCAGCTCGATACCGGCGCCGTTGCGGCGGGCGACGTTTTCGAGCTTGCTGAGGCTTTCGACGCTGGCGCCGGTGGCGTCGGCGGCGTCGTTGAGGCGGTCGAGCGCGTCGGTGGCGCTGCGGAAGGCGGCGATGGCGCCGCCGAGCGAGACGGCGGCGCCGAGGCCGGCGAGCGTGCTGCGCACGCCGGAGAAGGCGCGGTCCATCTGGTCCGCCTGGCGCTGCGCGAGCGTGCCGATGCGGCCGATGTCGCTCTCGAAGCTGGCGAGCTTGGCGACGAGATCGACGGTCAGCGTGGCGATGGCCATGGGATTGTCCTTATTCCGGCGGCTTGTTGAGGGCCGCGACGAAGTCGAGTGCATCCATTTCCGGCGCCGGCTCGGCGCCTTGCGGGGCGTCGAAGCGGAGCAGGCTGTCTTGCAGGCCGGGCGGGTTGCGCACCGGGCCGCGCAGGGTGGCGCTGCGCAGGGCGGCCATTTCGACCGCCAGGCGGGCGTCGCCCCAGGGTTCGAGGCAGAAGTCCTGGTAATGCAGGCTGAATTCGTCGGCGCTCATGGTTGCGCCGAGTTCGTTCAGGGTGCGCCCGAGGGCGCGCGCCAGCCGCAAGGCGAAGCGCACGTCGGGCGTCAGTCGTTTTTTGCTTCCGGCGACTCCGGCGCGGCGGTGCCGCAGAGGGCGTCGATCTGGTTGAAGAGGTCGAGCGCGACGGTTGCGTGGGTGCCGCCGAACACTTCCCATTCCTCTTTGGTCCACATCGGCTTGCCGTCGTCGAGCAGCACGCCGATGGCGAGCGTGGCGCAGACGTGGCCGAAGTCCTGGTCGCCCTGCCCTTTGCGGCCCAGCGCGAGCATCTGCCCGAGCATGAGGCCGGAGAGGACAACGTCACCGCCGAGGGCTTCGACGGTGACGGTTTTCTTGCGCAGTACCGGGGCGGGTACCGCGCCGCGCGAGAGGACGGCCATTACGAGCTGTAGGCGGTGAGCGCGCCGAATGCGGTGATGGTGACCTGCGTGGTGACCTTGTCCTGCGCCGAGCCGCCGGGGATCAGCGAGGCGCCGACGTAGCCGACGAACAGCGCCTTGCGGCCGTTGGGCCAGGCAATCTTGAAGCAGCGTTGCGCCTTGGAGTCGGAAGCGCTCTTGGCGGCGGCGAGGCCGGTGTCGGCGGGGTCCCACAGCGCGTCGAAGTTGAAGGTGGCGGCGTTGGCCGCGCCGGGCACCTGGCTCTTGGCGGTGGCATGGATGGTGGTGGTGTCGATGAAGTCGAAGTCGCCGCCGGAGCCTTGCACGCTCGTGAAGACGTTGAACGAGGTGCCGAAGGTGACCAGCTCGGCGGTGCCGGCGGTGAAGGTGTCGAACAGCGTGCTATCGACGCCTTCGATCTCGAAGGTGTTGGCGGTGACGTTGGCGACGCGCACGACGCGGCCGTCGAGCTGCACCATGCCGGACACGGAGAGCTTGACCTCCTGCCCGTTGGTGTAGCCGTGCGCGGTGCTGGTGGCGACGGCGGGGCTGGCCTTGGTGATGGCGGTGAGGGTTTTCGCGGCGGCGAGTGCGGACTGCATCGAGACCTGCACGCCCGACCAGGTGGATACGACTGCCATGGTTTTCTCCTAACGTTCAGAGGGCGGGAGGGCCGGGTTCGCGCTGCCCTGCTACGGCGCGGCCGGGAAAAGCAAAGGCCCGCGGGCTTGCGCCGGCGGGCCTGTGGGTGCTGCGGATTCGGTGCGGGTGTTGCCTACGTCATGTCCAGATGTCGACGTCGAGGGTGGCGGCGTGGGCACCGACCTCGGGGTCGTAGCCGCTGCCGCGGTTGTTGTAGTAGCGCCGCGCGATGAGCAGCGCGTTGATGGCGGCGTTGGCGATGTTCTCTGCGGCCTCGCGCGTCATGGCCCAGCATTCGATGTGCATGGCAACGCGCTCGTTGTGGATGCTGCCGTCGATG